CCTGGAGTACAGCATCTGGGACTTGACCTGGCGGCCTGAGTGTCCTGACCCGCGTGGCATGACCTGCGTCGATGGCCGTTTCTGGTGCGACCTTTACCTATGTGGCGCTACTAGCTACGCAGGTACTACCTTCAGCGCCGTACCTAGTAGCAAGATTGGCCTCAACATTGCTGATAACGGCAGCCCGCCGTTAATTCCTGGCTTCTATGGCGGCGATGGCAGCACGGCATACACCCTGACTGGTGGCAACAACCCTGGTAGCTGGTACAACTTCGCTGAGGTAGCTCATAGCTTCGGCAAACGGTTGATGTTTAGCTGGGAGTTTCAAGCCGCTGCATTTGGTGCCCCTGAGGCTGGCAGCCGTGGTTCTAACCCTGGCACTGTGATCTGGGAACGCGAAAGCAAATGGGGCCTTGCCCAGGCGACAGGGACCCTGTGGACTTGGGCCATTGAGCGCGTCGGCATTTATGCCAGCGGCAGCAACACCAACACTGGTGGCCGTGGTACTGAGTTTGCTGACGCACCCCGTGCCCTCCGCTTAGGTGGCGGCTGGGCCAGCGGGGCGGACTCGGGATCACGGAGCGCCATCTGGGACGGCGTTCCGTCTAGCGGTGGCGTCACCGTTGGCGCTCGGTTTGCGGCCGGGCACCAAGTCACAGGTTAAGAGGCGCGTCAGCGCCAACACTACACTTACAACACTGGAACAATCAACATGCTGATCAACACCGCTACAGACCTGCAAGGAGCACCATCAAGTCCAGAGCACACTGCATTTCTAACAAACCTGCTCAATGACTACATCACCTTTGATGATGCGGAATACCCCGAGGGTTATGACCGCACCATTGAGGAAGGCGATGAAGGCTATGTGACTCCGGTGCTGCGCCAAGAATGGAACGCAGGTGCTGCTGCTGCTTGGGGGTTTGCAAATCGCGCTGCAGTTGAAGCAGCCATTGGAGTGCAGTCTTGATGCCCGGTAGTTGCAGTGGCTAGGCACGGGGTCGGTAGTCCAGTGGCAGGACACGCGGACAACGCACTGATAGCCGGTTCGATTCCGGCACGACCCCTTAGCCCACCAATGCCCAGTAGTGGAGTGCTCTAGACTTGATACATGACACTATCCGGCCCGCTGCGTAAGGTTGCCAGTAAGGTGATAACCAAGTTTGGCGGCGAGGCAACTATCCGCCGCATCACCGTTGGCGCTTATAACACCAGCACTGGCACTGCATCTGAAGCCATTGCTGACACTGAGTTGCGCGGCGTGCTGGAGGATGTCAATGTGCGGGAGGTGAATGACCTGATCCAATCGGGCGACAAGCGGCTTACTGTTGCAGCAGCAGATGTGGCAGCGGTGCCTAGTACCGCTGATCGTGTATTGATTGGCGGCATTACGCATCAAGTGATCCGTGTTACCACCATTGAGCAGGATAATACCGCTATCACTCATGAGCTGATCCTGAGGGCATAATGGCACGCACCATCCGCATTGGTGACATCGGCGACTATGCCAACAACCAGATGGAGAAGCTGCTTCGTGCTTCTGTTTTGTTAACTGATCGACGGCTTAAGAGGGTAAGCCCTGTTGCTACTGGCAGATTTAGTGCTAGTTGGCAGGTAGGTGAGAATGCAGCGCCAGGCGGCGTAAAACCACCGGGCAATTATGACACTCCAACCGAAATAGAACGCCTTGGATATCAAACTGAAAAGCTAGGCAACGTTTACAGCGTCCATAACAATTTGCCATATGCCGAGCCGTTAGCGCGCGGGCATAGCGCACAAACGGCAGGCGCATTAGGTGGTCAAGGTGGATGGGTCGAAGGTATCGCCAAGGATATTCAAGGTAGAGTTGTAATAATTGCCGCACGCATCGGCAGGGAGTCATGACCGCTACCTACAACGACATTCGCGCTGCTATCGAGGGGCGCATTGCAACTGAACTAGCAATTGCTCCGGTGTATCCGGTCAGCTATCAAAACGTACCATTCACACCACCTAACAACACGCCATGGCTGCAGGTGTTCCTGCGGCTTGGCGATAACAACTACGCCACTCTGCTGCCTACTGGTAGTGCTGGCTTTAACCGGCAGAATGGCACCTTAGTGGTGAATGTATTTACTCCCATCGGCGTTGGTGCTGCTGCTAATTTCACCATTGCAGAGCGCATAAAGGACTTATTTGATCGCGCTAAGTTCTCCAGCATTATCTTTGATCCTGCATCTGGCCCAGCGCAGGTAACACCAGCAGCGCCTGAACCGTACTTCCAAACTCAACTGACTGCAACGTTCGAGGCGTATGTAGACTAACCACAGCCAACTACCGTCCACACAATGGCCGTCACTGTCCTGTCCGGTACGTCCGGCGCCCTTTACTACAAACCTGCTGGTACTACTGGATCATTCCCAGAGTCCGGCGTTACTATCGGCACTGATGTCATTACGACGCAGGCATACCTCAACCTGAAGCCAGGTGATCCAGTTCAGTTTTCAGTTGTCAACAGCCAAACCGGCGGCGCTGGTTCTGGCACCTTGCCTGCTGGTATTGCTGCTGTTACCACCTACTTCGTGCTGACCTACACTGCATCCACTGGTGCGTTGACCGTATCAGCAACGCTTGGCGGCTCCATCCTTGACATCACCGATGACGGCACTGCCGTAGCCCCTAACGAGTTTCAGGTGGCTTACGCCGAATATGCCGCCGTTGGTCAGGTGCAGTCATGGAGCTTTGAGATCTCTAGAGCTGAGATCGACGTAACCACCATCGGTCAAACCGC